AGGTTAACGGGTATGCGTAAACAGTGGTACTAAGTTACCACTAAATAAGTATAACTATCTCCGCACACAAACAAAGGAGATAGTGATGCTAAACTTTTTAGAACGTAGCTTTAAGGCTATACAAAGAACACAACAATCAAGAGCAGATCTTTGGTTACTTAACAACATGAGTAACAGAGAATTACGTGACATCGGTATTAGTCGCGGAGAGATAAGAGAGCATATAAATGGCAAGAAATCTAACCGAAAAACAAATCAAGTTTCTTGAAGTATTATTCGACGAAGCTAATGGTGATGCTGTTGCAGCTAAAGGGTTGGCAGGTTACGGGAACAACAGCAGCACTACAGCTATTGTTGAATCCCTAAAGGATGAGATAGGCGAGAAGACTCGTACATATTTTGCCCGTACTGCCCCTAAAGCTGCAGTTGCTATGGTAGGTGCTCTTTCTGATCCTACTGAGCTAGGCATAAAAGAAAAGATGGTTGCAGCAAAAGACTTGCTAGACCGCGCTGGACTTGGTAAAGTAGATAAAGTGGATGTCACATCAAGCGGTGGCATCTTCTATCTACCACCAAAAGAAGGCACAAACGAATAAGTATTCCAACAAGAGACCTAGGATTCTGGCAATTACCAAAGCCAACCAAGGGCAACGAAAAACAATGGCACAAAGTAGTACGTGTAACCTCAAAGATACCGTGGGGGTATGAACTAGATTCAGATAACGAGAAGCTTTTATTGCCTATCGAAGATGAACTTATAGCGTTAGAGCTTGCAAAGAGACATCTTAAACAGTATAGTTATCGTGCAGTAGCACAATGGCTAAGCAAAGAAACAGGTCGCTATATATCTCATATGGGACTAAAGAAGAGAATCGAAGTTGAGCAAAGACGTAGAAAAGCATCTGCAATTAAACGCAAGCTTGCCAAGTGGCTCGAAGAAACCCTTACGGAAATCGAAAAACTCGAAACCCAAGGGGTCGGGGCATACGCAGAGTCAGATAGAAGTAGTTGAACAGATAGATACTCCAAGGGAGACTGTTCCTGCTCAAGTAGTTTCTCCTGAGTATGATGAGGACTTAGCACAAGAGATAGTGTTCAAGCCTAACCCCGGCCCCCAAACTTCTTTTCTGAGTTCATCAGAGAGAGAAGTACTATATGGCGGCGCAGCTGGTGGAGGTAAATCGTATGCCATGTTGGCTGACCCTCTACACGGACTAAATGATCCTAACTTCTCAGGGCTACTTGTACGTCATACTACAGAAGAGCTTAGAGAGTTAATACAGAAGAGTCAAGAATTATATCCTAAAGCTATACCGGGTATTAAATGGTCAGAACGTAAGTCACAGTGGACTTCACCTAGGGGTGGCAGACTGTGGATGTCTTACTTGGATAAAGACACAGACGTTACAAGATACCAAGGACAGGCGTTTAACTGGATAGGCTTCGACGAACTTACACAATGGTCAAGCCCTTACGCTTGGGATTACATGAGATCACGTTTACGTAGTTCAGCAAAGAACTTAGGTTTATACATGAGAGCTACTACCAACCCAGGTGGCAGCGGTCACCAGTGGGTTAAGAAAATGTTTATTGACCCTGGACCATCTAACGAGCCTTTCTGGGCTACTAATGTTGAAACAGGTGATACTATTACGTACCCTGTGGGACACAGTAAAGCGGGACAACCATTATTCAAACGTAGGTTTATACCTGCATCACTATTTGATAACCCATATCTCTCTGAGGCAGGTGACTATGAAGCAATGCTACTGTCACTACCAGAGCACCAAAGAAAACAACTCTTAGAGGGTAACTGGGATATTAATGATGGAGCCGCTTTCCCAGAGTTTGACAGAACCAAACATGTCGTTGACGCTTTTGAAGTTCCCGAAAGCTGGGCTAAGTTTAGAGCTTGTGACTACGGCTACGGATCTTATACAGGAGTTATCTGGTTTGCTGTTGCACCAGACGAGCAGCTCATTGTTTATAGAGAGTTATATTGTTCTAAGGTTACAGCTACAGATCTAGCTGTTATGATCTTAGACTTAGAGAAAAAAGATGGTGGTATGAGATACGGGGTGCTAGACTCTTCTTTGTGGCACAACCGTGGCGACACGGGGCCATCACTAGCTGAGCAAATGATTATGAAGGGTTGTCGATGGCGACCATCTGATCGCTCTAGAGGCTCACGTGTCGCAGGTAAAAACGAAATACATAGGCGGTTACAGGTAGATGAGTTTACTGAGAAGCCTAGATTAGTATTTATGAATAACTGCACAAACACTATAGCGCAGATACCAAGCATTCCTCTGGATAAAAGAAACCCAGAAGATGTAGACACTCACGCAGAGGATCACTTATACGATGCTTTACGTTATGGTGTTATGACACGTCCACGCAGCAGCATTTGGGATTTTAACCCAGCAACACAACGCACAGGCTTTCAAGCTAGTGATACAACATTCGGGTATTAATAAATGGCAGAACAAGAAGAAATGTTTGAAACAGATGAAGTCGTAGCTGCAGAAGACAGTACGGATAACATCTTTGAACAAAAAGATAGTGTAGTAGCTTTTGTACAAGAGCGATACAAACGAGCAGAAGATGCACGTTACTCAGATGAACAACGCTGGTTAAAAGCTTACCGAAACTATAGGGGCTTATACGGCAAGGATGTACAGTTTACCGACACAGAAAAGTCACGTGTGTTTGTTAAGGTTACTAAGACTAAGACTCTTGCTGCGTATGGGCAGATTGTAGATGTACTATTTGGTAACAACAAGTTCCCATTATCTGTTAACCCTTCTGTATTACCTGATGGTGTAGCAGAAGCAGTACATATTAATATAGATCCTAAAGCTCAAGCTGCAGGTGATGCACTAAAGCCTGTAACTGAAGATAAAGCTTCGGGTTCTTATCTTCTTAATGGTGATACTACACTAAAACCTGGTGAGACTCTTATGGACTTACAGGCACGAATGGGTGGTTTAAACAGTAAGTTAGAAGCTGTATCAGATAAAATTATTGAGGGTGATGGCACTACACCATCCACAGTATCCTTCCACCCAGCTATGATCTCAGCTAAGAAGATGGAAAAGAAAATCCATGACCAGCTGCAAGAATCAGGTGCTTCTACACACTTACGCTCTATGGCGTTTGAGATGGCATTACTTGGCACAGGTGTTATGAAGGGTCCTTTCGCAGTAGATAAAGAATACCCTAACTGGAATGATGATGGCGAGTATGATCCATTAGTTAAGACAGTACCAGAATGTAGCCATGTTTCATCTTGGGACTTCTACCCAGACCCAGAAGCTAAGTCTATGAATGATGCAGAGTATACTGTTGAACGTCATAAGATGTCCCGTACGCAATTACGTTCGTTAAGAAGTCGTCCTTACTTCATGTCTGACTCAGTTCAGATGGCTGTAGATAAAGGCCCTGACTACGTACAGAAGTATTGGGAAATGACTATGGAGGATGATGATACACAACCGTCCTCTGAGCGTTGGGAAGTATTAGAGTTCTGGGGTTTTGTAGATATAGAAATACTTGAAGAACACGGCGTTAAGATACCCAGCGAGTTGAAAGACTTAGATGAGGTTAACTGTAACGTTTGGACATGTAACGGTGAAGTACTACGATTTGTACTAAACCCATTCAAACCTACACGTATTCCTTACTATGCTGTTCCTTACGAGCATAACCCTTACAGCTTCTTTGGCGTAGGTATTGCTGAAAATATGGATGATACACAGACATTAATGAATGGCTTTATGCGTATGGCTATTGACAACGCTGCACTATCTGGTAATCTTATTATAGAAGTAGACGAGACCAATTTAACACCGGGACAAGACTTATCTGTATACCCGGGCAAGGTCTTCCGCAGGGCTGGGGGTGCACCTGGACAAGCCATCTTTGGTACTAAGTTCCCAAATGTTGCACAAGAAAATATGCAACTCTTTGATAAGGCACGAGTACTAGCAGATGAGAGTACAGGCTTCCCTAGCTTTGCACATGGTCAAACAGGTGTGTCAGGCGTTGGACGTACAGCCTCAGGTATTAGTATGCTTATGTCTGCTGCTAACGGTTCTATCCGTACCGTAGTTAAAAACGTGGATGACTATTTACTTCGCCCACTAGGTAAAGCATTCTTCTCTTTCAACATGCAGTTTGACTTTGATGAACAAATACGGGGTGACTTAGAAGTACATGCATCAGGTACTGAAAGCTTAATGGCTAACGAAGTAAGATCCCAGCGCTTAATGCAGTTCTTACAAGTTGCACAGAATCCAGTACTAGCTCCTTTTGCTAAGATGGATTATATTATACGAGAGATTGCTAAGTCTATGGATCTTGATCCTGACAAGGTTACTAACTCTATGGCTGACGCTGCTATACAAGCTGAGATCCTCAAAGGCTTCCAGCAACCAGCACAGCCCCCAGAAGCACCTGAGGGTGTACCAGCACCTGAGGGAGGTCAACAAGCGCCACAGACACCTCAGGGAGGCGTACAGGACACGTCAGGCGGTGGTGGTGGACAGATAGGTATGGGAACAGCACCAGTACCAGGAGAACAAGGATTTAGTGGTAATGTCGCTTAATACCTTTGTAAACAATACAGCTATGTGGGAAGCGTTCATCTCTGAGTTAGATGAGCGTATTTCTACACAACAGCGCAGTATGGAAACAGTTACAGATACTGCTGAACTATACAGGCATCAAGGTGCTATACGCGCTCTGCGTCAACTTCAATACTTGAGGGATAAAGTAAATGGATGAACAAACAAGAATGGCTTTTGCACTGGGCGGTAGCGTAGATTTAGATACAGTACCAGACAACACAAAGGGTATTGACCCTGTGTCAGGTAATGAAGTTCCCATAGGTTCTACCCCAAAAGAGGTTCGTGACGATATACCTGCACAACTAAGTGAGGGTGAATATGTCGTACCTGCTGACGTAGTACGTTTCTATGGTGTTAGATACTTCGAGAATTTACGAGCTAAGGCTAAATTTGGTTATCAAGATATGGCCGAGAATGGACGTATTGGTGGTGAGCCTGTAGATGAATCTGATGATAACATGATGTTTGATATATCTGAACTAGAAATAGAAGATGATGGTGAGCCTATTGCAATGGCTGATGGTGGTTATGCTCTTTCTCCTGGTGATGAGGGCTATGCTACTATGGGTGCGCTGGGCTTAGGTATTGAGGGTATTACTGCAGGTTATGGATCAGAAGGTAGTACATCTGCAGGTGGTGCACCTACTGTAGAAGTACGTACCTACGTTAATGAGGCTGGACACACTATTTATATTACATTTATTAATGGTGACCCTCAAACGTCTATACCTGCAGGATATACACTACAAGAAGAAACTACTGCAGACACTACAACTACTGCGGCTACTACAGCACAACCAGAACCTCAAGTTGTAACTCCTAGGGGTCGTGATAGAAGTAGTACACCAATGCCAACACCAAAGGCTATCAATTATAAAGAACTTACTACCGAAGAGATTTCTAAGATGTTAGAAGATCAAACGTCTGCTAAGTCTACTGCTATATCTATAGGTGCTGGGGCTATTAATCCTGTACTAGGTCTATTAGTGAAGGGTGCTATGATGGATAGCGCTAGAAGATTAGAGAACGAGATAGAACGTAGAATTGCTTCAGAAGAATATGCAGGAGATAAACAGGTTCTTGAAGATATGTTAAAAGCATCTAAGGAAGGTAAACCTGGTCTTATACAGAAAATATTCGGTGCAGTAAAAGATGCATTTGTACCAGAGACACAAGAAGAAGCCGATGCACTAGAGATAGCTATGCAGATGGATACTGGTGATGTAACACAGTTTGAAGGTGATATAAATCTAGATGTAGATCCTATCATTAAAACTGAATCAACTGTACCTACAGAAGCAGAAGTAATAGCTCCTACAACAGGTAAAGTATCTACATATGTAGATCCTGTAACTAGAGAAGAAACAAAGTTTGAATCTTATGGTCAGGTTACAAGAAATGGTGTGTATGCTGGTGATGGCTTTGAATGGTACGAGATGGATGTAAAAGGCCGAGATGGCGCACCTGTCTTAGGTAGACGATACACAGGTGAAGGTGAAGACAATAACTTAGGTCAAGACACTATTATAGCAACTGAACTTGGTTATGGACAACCAGAAGACAGAGAAGTATTTGTAAAGATAGCTGATATATCTCTGAAAGAAGGTAGTGAGTTTGCATCTAAACCTGGCTCAGCAAATGATGGAGATTTCTTAGAGTTCTTAAAGACAGGAAGCTTTGGCGCTAGTGAATCTTATGCAGATCAAGAGGGTAAAGACTTTACTCCAACGCTTACATATGGAGATGCTTTAGCGAAAGTCAAAGATACAAAACCTTATGTACCAGAGACAGTAGATACAGGACCTTCGTCTACTTATATACCTATAAGCCCTGAGTTAAAGAATGAGATGAGTGATGCCGTTGATAGTGCAGCTATATCATTCCAAGAACAGATGGAAGTTAATCGTAAGCGTATAGCAGAGATTGAGGCTAATGAAAAGAGAAGAGCAGAAGAACAGGCTGAGGCTGCTAGACAAGCTCAGGCTGCTGCAATAGCGGCTGAACAAAAACGTGATAGTGAACGTACTGTAGTTACACCATCTCAAGCCGCGTCTGTAAGTGATGTCACTATAAAAAATCGTACAGATAGTAGTGGTAAGTCAGCAGGGCAAACAGGTTATACAAGTGCTCTGAGAGAACGTAAAAATAAACAACAACAAGCACAAAAGTCAGCTAGTGCTTTTACAGCTAGTAAAGTTGCAAGTTACAAACCCGGAAAGAGTTTTAGCGGTGGGTTTAAAAAAGGTGGATTAGTAAAGAAACCAAAGAAAAAATAAATATCTATAAGGTATCAAAATAACAATAAGGCTACCCAGCTTCGGCTGGCCCCATCATAAGGAATACAACATGATACAAGAACCACAAGAAACTACGCCGATTAAAACTTCATCGGCTTCTCATCAAAGAAATGATGCACGTGTTAAGCGTGATCAAGAAGAACTAGAGGCACTGCTAAAGCAAGCACGTGGCGAGACAGATGAAACAGAAGAAGCTGTTGAGGCGAAACCCAGTAGCGAAGATCCTGTCGAACCCAAAGTTCAGACAGAGAGTAGTACCAAACAAGAAGAAGAACCCGAAGGTGAAGCACAAGAAGATGATGCTGAGCTAAGTGCTGAAGAAAAAACCTTCAAGCAACGCTACTCTGATATACGCCGACACATGCAGGATAAAGAGAAAGACTTTAGTGCTAAGCTTGAGAAGCTAGAAAAACAACTTGATCTTGCAGCAAAGAATGAGCTTGTACTCCCTAAGTCAGAAGAAGAGATTGATGCATGGGCTAGAAAATACCCAGACATTGCAGGTATTGTAGAAGCTATTGCGGCAAAAGAAGCTGATAAGAAGTCATCTACTTTAGATGCTAGGCTTGCTGAGATAGAAGAGTTACGCTCTACTGCAAAGCGAGAGAAGGCTGAGGCAGAGTTACTAGGTATGCACTCTGACTTTATATCTATTAGAGAGGATGATGCTTTCCACACATGGGCAGATAATCAACCTAAGTGGGTACAGGATGCTCTCTATGAAAATGTAGATGATGCTAAATCTGTATCTCGTGTTATTGACTTATACAAATCTGATATGGGTATTACTAAAAGTAAAACGTCTTCATCAGATAAAGGCGCAGCGAGTTCTGTAAAGAGTAAACGCTCAGCCGCACCAGAGCCAGAAGACAGTTCATCTTACTTACGTGAGTCACAAATTGCTAAGATGAGCATTAAAGAATACGAGAAGCGTCAAGAAGAAATTATGGACGCTCAACGTAACGGTAAATTTATTTACGATTTATCAAAGAAATAGTTGACATCTGTTTAAAGATGGATACAACTAGGTGCATGTACAGGTTACTTGAACTGCCTGTACATGCTTATAACTAAGCTCTATCCACAAAAAAGAACTACCTCAGACTAAAGGCCCAGCGCTTAACGGATGGCAATCCCTAAAGCAAAGCTGACTACCCTATTAAGAAGAGCCTCTTTAGTTGGTATGAAGCGTATAATGTCACGCCATATCTATAAGGAGATTACACAATGGCTATTACTTCCGCAAGTGGTGGATTTAACGGAAACTTTTCCCCAATTATCTACTCAAAACAAGCACAGATCGCACTTCGTCGTGCAGCTGTAGCTAACGCAATCACTAATAACTCTTACTTTGGTGAGATTGCAAACCAAGGCGATGTTGTTCGCATTCAAAAAGAACCAGATGTGACTGTAAACGCTCTTGAGCGTCACACAGCTATCTCTGTTGAAAAGTTGAATGATGAAGACTTCTCTTTGACTATTGACAAAGCTAACTACTTTGCGTTCAAGATGGATGACATCGAGGACCAATTCTCAAATGTTGACTACGTTAGCCTAGCTGCTGACCGTGCAGCGTTTAAAATGGCTGACTCAATGGACGCAGACATTCTATCATACATGTCAGGTCACACAACTGCAGGTGCTTTCATTACCGCAACATCAGGTGATGCACAGCACGACACAGCTGGAAACCTAACAGGTGAGTTTTTAACTGCTAACCATTTGGACGCAACGGACTTCGGTTCATTGGGTTCTGCTGACTCTGCTTCAACAGCATATGCTAATGGCGATTCAATCCCATTGGCTCCACGTCTTCCAGGCGCAACAGCGTTGTCTACAGCGACTGTTTCACCTTTGACAGTGGTTGCTCGTATGGCACGTCAAATGGATCAAGCAAATGTTGACTCAAGAGGTAGATGGCTGGTATTAGACCCGGTATTTATTGAGATGCTCAAAGACGAAGATTCACGTATGTTGAATGCTGACTTCGGTGGAGCAGGTCTACAAAACGGCTTGGTCTTAAACAACCTACACGGCTTCCGTATTTACCAATCTAACTCACTACCT